GTTACAGGTGATATTGAATTAATCGCTAATAATTGGTTGCCTTCTCAAGTAATAGATTATATTTGTAATCAGTCAAAAGATGCAATGTTTTTTGAAACAAATGATGTTGAAAATTTTACCTTTGATACAGTATCTAATTTACTTCAAAAATCACCAGAAACAGAATTATATCTTGCTTCTAACTTTGAAAAATCAATAGGCTTAAATCATGTTTTAACATATAAATTTGATACTAAATTTGATTTAAAAAATTCATATATGACTTCAATGTTTGGACAAACTGTTTACAAGCCAAGTTTGGAAAATTATGGTTATGAGAAAAAGAATAAATCATTAGATGAAATTTTAGGTTCAGAGTTACCTTTAATGGATTCTAATAAACTATTTAATGAGAGTTTATCAACTCAAGATAATAATATATCTTTAACATATGAAGATATAGATTCTAAACTTTATAGAAATATGATAATTCAAACATTACAACATTATAATTTATTAGTTATGACTAGAGGAAGTTCAGAACGAAAGGTAGGAAATACAATAAATTTTAATATGCCAAGTATAGATAATGCTAAAGAACTAAATGCTAACTTTTCTGGAAAATGGTTAATAACTCAACTTAAACATAGTGTTAGTTCAGATATGGAATATAAACAGAATTTAAGATTATGGAAAAATTCATTTGCTAATAACAGGAAGGTATAATATATGTTTTATATGGGTATAGTTGAAGATAATGCAGACCCAAAAAAGATGGGTAGATTAAAGATTAGAATTTTTGGTATTCATACTGAAAATAGAAATAAAGCAGTTGATGATGTTTCAAAACATATACCAACAAATGATTTACCTTGGGCTTATCCAAATATGCCTATAACTAATTCTTCGATTGATGGTGTTGGTGATTTTTCTACTATTGTAAGAGGCACAAAAGTTTTATGTTGCTTTATAGACCAAGAAAAACAACATCCAATTTGTTTAGGTGTTTTACCTTCAATAGTAACTGAATTACCAGATTTTGAATTAGGTTTTTCAGACCCTTCACAAGAGCACCCAAAAGAAGATTATTTGAATGAAAGTTCTATTTCAAGATTAGCAAGAAATGAAAAAATAGATGATACGATAGTTGATATTAAAAAAGAAAATGTTGAAGAGTTTGAAGTATGTGGACAAACTATTAAAGAGCCTGAAACTGAATATGATGCTAAGTATCCAAACAATAGAGTGATTGAAACTGCATCAGGTCATATTATTGAAATTGATGATACAGAAGGAAAAGAAAGATTACATTTTTATCATAAGATGGGAACATTTTTAGAAATATTTCCAGATGGAAGAATGGTATCTAAAATTAATGGAGCAAGATATGACATTGTTTTAGGAAAAGATAATGTTTATATTGCCTCAGATAAAAATGTAAGAATTGATGGTAAATGTAATATTGAGATAGTTGAAGAAGCTAAAGTTATATTCAATGCTAAAGCAACTGTAACAGCCAAAAAAGAATTAAATATTGAGGGCGAAGATAAAATAATTATAAAATCTACTGGTGATGTAACTTTAGATTCTTCGGGTAATACAATTATTAAAAGCACTGGAAATGTAAAATTAGAATCGTCTGGATTATTAGAAATTAAATGTAACACATACACATTAGATGCAACTGGAACTGTAACAATGACAGGTTCAATAATAGCTTTAAATTAGGAGATAAAAATGTCTGTAGCAAGAATGAACGATATAGGTCAAGGATATTGTGCGGTATGCGAATGTGGAATGGTAGGAACTATTTTATATGGTTCGGCTAATGTATTAGCAAATGGTTTACCAGTAGCAGGAATGAATGGAATTGTTAAAGGTGCTTGTGGTCATATCGGTATATTAATAGCAACAACAAAAAATATTGTAAATGGTGTTCCGATAGCAACATTAGGCTCACAATTTCAAGGTATATTTTCAGGTTCGATTGTTACAGGTTCATCAAATGTTATTTCATCATAAAGGAAAATAAAATGAGTGATTATAGAGATTTAGATATGAGTATGAAAGCAAATTTATATAGTGATATAGATATTTTAACTGATGTTGACGCAATAGAACAAGCTGTTAAAGATATTCTTTTTACTAGAATTGGTGAAAGAGAGGATATGCCTACATATGGTTCAAATTTATTTGCGACTCTAATGGAAAAAATGGGTGGTTTAACTACAATTTCAATAAAGGAAAATGTTTCTAATGCTTTAAAGAATTGGGAACCTAGAGTAAATGTATTAAATGTAAGTGTTATTCCATATCAAGATGAAAATACTTATGAAGTATCTATTAAAGTAAATATAATAAGAATAAACTTTGAAACCGAATTTAATATTACGCTAGAAAGTATACAGTAGGAGCATAAAATGGCTTATAAAGATTTTTACGATTTAGATTATTCTTCAATAAAATCAAGATTAAAGATTTTTTTGAAAGAACAGACTGAATTAACAGATTATAATTTCGAGGGTTCAGGAATTTCAAATTGGTTAAATATTATGTCTTATGTTATTTCATATATTGGCGCAGTTTTAAATTTTGTAGCTAATGAAATGTTTATTTCAACTGCTCAAAAAGAATCTAATATATTAAAAATAGCATATCAATTGAATTACTTACCAAGAAGAAAATCTGCTCCATCAATTATTTTAACTTTTCATAATACTCATACTTCATCTGTAACAATTCCAATTTATACTAAGTTACAAATGGGAGAAATTAATTTAGTATTTTTAGGTGTAAGTGATACAGTGAGTGATTTAATTATTGAAGCTGATACAACCGAAACAGCTGTTTTTTATGAAGGTGAATGGGTAACAAAAACACATGTCGCAGAAGAAGAAGAAGATTATGAAACTATAGCATTAGACCATAAAGCAACCGTAGATTGGGATAATTTTAGTGTTCAAGTTGCCGATGTCGATGGTTCAACTGTTTGGAACTCTGTTTATGATGATGATAACTATACAGACGCAAAGAACTATTTCATTAAATATTTTGATGAATTTAAAATACAATTTGATAAAGCTGGTGGAATGTTTTCTAAACCTGCTGTTGGTGATGAAGTAACTATTCAATATTTAAATACAAATGGTGATACATATAATGGTTATTCTTATTCAACACAATTAGTATTTTCTGTTGGATTTGCTAATAGTGATAAATTAACTGTTTCTTTAAATAATCAAGTTTTAAGTAATGGATTAGCAGAAGAGTCATTAGAATCAATTTCTAATAATGCACCATTATTTTATTCTGCTTCAGGAAGAGCAGTTACAGAAGGCGATTATAATATTAAAATTAAGTCTATGTCTCTTTATCATAATCTGCATGACATGTTTGTTTATTCTTCTCATAAAGATTTTGTTGATAGACAATATGAAAATCCAACTGAATTATTAACTAATGATAGTAAGAGAGATTTGGGATATTATATTTATGGTGGAGTTTATAGAGATTTAGAACAGACAATGGATGATAGATATACATTAATGAACTCTACAGAGATTCAAGCTGTTAAAGACTTTTTTGAACCTTTTAAGTATATGCAGACATTTGGTAAATTTAAACACTCTCACATATGGTATACACAGCTTAGATTAGATGTTAAATTAATTTCTGATTTACAAGTTGAAGAAACAGTTTTTAAAAATACTCTTAATACTGAATTAGAAAATAGTGTTGGTTATGAAAAATCTTTTAATCTATCACAATTTATTGCATATGTAAAATCATTTTCATATGTTGATTATTGTAAAGTATCTTATACGAATGTTGTTAGATTGTTTCCACCAAGAATTAAAATGACAATAAATGAATATATTGAGTATTTTAATGTTGGTGATAGTATATCTGGAAATACTTCTGGTGTTGCTGGAACAGTTGTTAGAGTTGATACATCTAAAAATTCAATAACAGTTGAAAGAACTGGTGTTGGTATGTTTATCGAAGGTGAAATAATAACAAACTCAACAACAGGATATACAACACCAATAGACCATTTATATAAATCTATAGTGTGTAGAATTGGAATGGAAATAGAGCCACAGAGTATTCTTTCAAAAGATGCGAATGGTATCTTGGATGATGGTATAGGTAATATAAAAATTGGAACAGAAATTATTGGAACTGTGAATTATACCACTGGTTATATACAATTTGAATATGACTTTGATGATGAATTTATTGAATTATTATTTGAAACTGTAAATTATGAAAAAATAAATGCTAGATTAGATATGTTTCTTGATTTTCTACCATTAGTAAATAATGCTGGAACTGAAGATACAGGAATAAATTATTTATAAAGGAGTTTTATTATGGCAACAAGTTTTTTAAAAAAGATTAGACATATTATAGACTCTAAAGTATCAACTTATATATTTAAAAGATATCCTATGTTCATTGCTTTTCTAAGAAGATATACTGAATTTATGGATTTAAATTATACTATTGAAGCTCTAAATTTTGATAATAATAATAGTCCTGATGAAATGTTTGAAAGGTTTTTAGATGAGTCTTGGAATCAATATTGTATAGAAATGTTTGATAGAGATGAATTTGGTATTGATGATGATACTGACCTTAAAAGATTATTTTTATCATTATCTAAATTGCTTTATCAGAACAAAGGAAAATCGTATAGCTTTGATGTTATTTTAAGATATTTAACTAAATTTACTAGTAGTGGAAATTCTGAAATATCAGATGGTATTGATTATGTGTTATCTGAAGATGAGCAATATTGGCACTCAAAATATGAAGGTTCAATAGAGGGTTATTATCCTTATGCAAAACCTTACACATTTAGAATTGAAATTGATAATGAAGATAGAAGAATTATACAAAGTTTGATAGAGAAATATACACCTATGGGATTTTGGATGATTTGGGTTTATGCGATTCAATATGATGATATTGTTTCATTAAATTCTATTGATGAATTAATTCAAAATATTCAATCTGCTATATCAGATAATATATCTGTAACATTAACAGACAGTGCAAAAATAACAATTGGAAATCATTTTTCGGATAGCTTAACAGCTGTAAATAAATATGATGGAACATTTGATTATGATGGTCAAATAGACCATAACTACGCTAGAAGTTATGTAATTGAAGAAATAGATGTTACATATCATGATACTTTGAATCCAGATATTAACGAAAATTGGAGTTGATTTTATGAATGGGTTTTTAAAATTAATATATAAAATAAAAGATGAAATTATTTATGAAGAATGTCAAAATCTTGTTGTAAATCAAGCTGGTATTATTACATCTAATTGGTTATCAGCTAATGGTAATAGTTCAGCATTATCTCAAATTGTTATTGGTGACGATCCTGTTAACACAACAGACAAAACAACAACATCATTAGGTGGTTATTCTTTTCCAAAAAATATTGATTCTATAAGTGCTACAGGAAATGTTGTTACAATTAATTTTTCTATTGCTACAACAGAATTTAATGGTTATGATA